AGAGTCCAATTAATGTCACATTGAACGGGGATGGCACCACCGCCTACTTTTGTGTGCAAAATTATGGAGAGCCAATTCCTCCCAGCGCATTGCCCACTCTCTTCGATCCGGAGGGACGTTATTCCAGGTACTCCGAGGGTGAACAAGGAGCATCTTCCGGTCTGGGGCTTGGATTATTCATAGCAGCTCAAATTGTAGAGGGCCATGGTGGAAAGATAGAGGTCGAGTCGACGCTGGAGCACGGCACGATTTTCCGTGTGACTTTACCTGTTGGCCAATAATCGAGTTTCGATTGTAGGTACCGCAGAGCCTGTAAACCTTCCGACGAATGCCTGCTTTGGGTCCCGGATTTAGCTCCTGTGTGATTAGAACAGCCCCCCTAGGGCAGACGGCTCCCAGTTCATGATCACCAGCTCGCCGCTGACTTCCGCTCTGCCCTGTCTCTGGTTCGTGGTGGTGTAGCGAATGTCCAAGGTCTCGAAGTGGAAGCCCGCAAACACACGCCGTATGTCTGGGTGGTCGTTGATGCTGACCATCACCTTGCCCTTGCAGCGCCGCATGAAGTCGGCCATGCGCTCGTAATTCTCAAACGGAAAGTCCACGCCATAACCGGCGGTCTGCCAGTAAGGCGGGTCCATGTAATGGAAGGTATGGGCACGGTCATAGCGCTCAGCGCATTCGAGCCAGGGTAGGTGTTCGACGTAAGTGCCAGACAGACGCTGCCAGGCGGCCGAGAGATTTTCCTCGATCCGCAACAGGTTGATGGCCGGGCCGGTGGTGGCGGTGCCGAAGGTCTGCCCGGTGACCTTGCCCGCGAAGGCATGGTGCTGCAGGTAGAAAAATCGGGCAGCGCGCTGGATATCGGTGAGGGTTTCGGGGCGGGTCATCTTTTGCCACTCGAACACCTGGCGTGAGCTGAGCGCCCATTTGAATTGGCGCACAAACTCTTCCAGGTGGTTTTGCACGACGCGGTACAGCGTGACCAGGTCGCCGTTGATGTCGTTGAGAACTTCAACGGGCGCTGCCTGGGGTCGCATGAAGTAGAGCGCGGCACCGCCGGCAAAGACTTCGACGTAGCATTCGTGTGGCGGGAAGAGCGGGATGAGACGGTCGGCCAGGCGGCGTTTGCCGCCCATCCAGGGGATGATGGGTGTAGACATTGATGGCAAGACCTTTACTGTATGGATAAACAGGTGCTAGGCTCGCCGCGCTTCGTGCACGGAGTAAGAGCCTTGGCTGGACTTGCAGGGACAATCTGCAGGGACGGCGACCGGGTTGGATGTTGACGCATCCACCCCGGTCGCTCTTTTTCACTTCGCTGTTGAGACTTCTTTGGCATAGGCCTGACAGGCCGCCAGGGCGATCAGTCCTTGGTCGCCGGCATCGGTGATGCCGATAATTCGTTGAGCATGCGCTGGGTCAAGTTGGGCTCGAGTTCCTCCATGAACCACGCCGCCGGCTGGGGTGGCGGCTGACACTGTGTCACCACTGGCTGCAGCAGTGGCGTCGAGTAGGACTGACAGCCGCAGATCAGCAGTGGCAAGACGATCACGCAGGCGAGCCTGGTTGCGTTGAGCATCGCTCAGTTCCTTGTAGTGGGTTTGTTCGCTGGCCGACAGCCGCTGCTCAAGGGCCAGACGATTGTCCTGTGCAATGCGCACCTGGTCAGCCGCGGCGTTACTGATGGCGATCAGATCGTCCTTGTGCAGGCCAGCCTGTTCGGCGAGTTGCTGGCCGTAGCGCCAGTCCTGAACCTTCCAGGCCGACGCGGCAGATCCGCCGACCAATGTGGTCAGCAAAAAGCCAACGGCTAACAGCCGGTACGGTGCGGGGATCAGGTCGACGACACGCATAGCACTGCCCTCGCCCGGGTCCACAGCTGCAGCCGATCCTCCAAGCCGTTGAGTCCGCCGTTGATCTTGCGCGTGATCGCCTCGAACTCATCCCGATCCGCCAGGGCGTTCAGCTCACGTACCCACCAGAACCACGCGGCCGACTCGGCCGCCCATTGCGGCAGTTCGAGCAGCTCAGGGGTGCGCAGCAAGCGCTCGTCGCCGAACAGTGCCAAGCTGCAGCGCAGGTAGTTATTGCGGCCGGTCACCTGGAGCAGGCCGCGACCGCGATAGCGCTGACCATCTCCATCCGCCTCTGGGGTGTTGCCCAGTTTCGCGGCCAGGTTGCCGGTGTCGTATTTGCTCAGGTACTGATCGCCACCCAACTCACGGAGGTACTGCAGCTGGCCAGACTCGTGCCCGACCTGGGCTAGGAACGCAGCCTGCCGCGTCGGTGTGTTGATCTGCCGATGCGCCATGGCCGCATTGAGGGCGGATACAAAAACGCCCGCTTGGCGGCGGGCGTTCGGGAGGATTCGCAGCAATTGCTGTTCCGTGATGGACATACAAACTCCTGGTATAAAAAAACCGCACGCAGCGGGTTTATGGGGACGCGATAGCGTTAGGCGAGACTGACGACCTTGACCGGCTTCACCTCCTTCTTTTTCTTGCCCTTGGCTTTGGCTTTGCCCTTGTTGCCGCCGTTGCACTCGACCGTGGTCGACCAGCCGGCTTGGGTATAAGTCTGCTCCACCGAATCCGCCAGATACTCGCCATCGAGCCCGACCTTGAAGCCCTGGGCATTAATCGGCCGCTCGGCAAACAGGTCCGTGCGACCGGGCATTTCGAAGCGCACCCCCGCGCCGGAGCGGTTGAACGCCGCCAAGCGCGCTTTGGCCGCCGACTCGGCGGCGGTCTTGTTCGGGTGAATGTGCCGATCGGTATGCACCGAGGGCAGGCCGGCCGGCGCGTCCTCATTGTCCAGGGACACCACCGCAAGCTTGCCGCCCTTCTTGTCCTGGTGCTTGGTGGCCACCTTGCCGTGCGTGTTGCGATCGCCCAGACGGAACTGCCAGCGGCTGACGTCCTGGCGGGTGATGGTGATCGCGCCGAACGCCTTGCCGCTCGCGCTCTGTCCGCCCTGGCGCGGCATCACCAACAATTTGCCATCGGCGACCTTGGCCGTGCAGTCGTACTGCTTAGCCAGGCGCGTGATGAAATTAAAGTCGGATTCGCTGAGCTGGTCCGCCCGCGCGACCTTGGTGGCCACCGGACAACTCGGCTCCCAGGCGTTACGCGCGGCGATATCGGCCACGATTTTCGACAGTGGCACGTCCTCCCAGCTCCCGCTGCGAATGGTCTTGCCACTGCCGCGCATGTCGCTGGCCTTGCCCTTGATCACCAGCGTGTCCGGCGGACCCGACACCGTGATCTCGTCGACCACGTAGCGACCCAAACGGGCCAGCCCCGTCTCGACATAGCCCAGGTAGATCTCGATCCCAGCACCGCGCCGGGGCAGCGTCACCAGGCCGTCACGGTCATCAATGCGTAACTCGAACTCGTCGGAATCCATCCCGGGTTTGTCGGTGGTGCTGAGCTGGATCAGTCGATCATTGATCAGGCCGGTGATGTCGGCACCATCGGCGACGACGCGAAACATAGGCGTCATGGGTTTTTTCCAAAAAAAAACCCGCGCAAGGCGGGCAAGAAAGTAAGGAGGTTGAAGCGATGAACAACACGAGTGTAGTCCATCAATCCCACAGGGTGACGTGTTCCTCGACCGCCGCCGCCAACTCCGGCAGGGTGATCAGCACGCCGGCGCGAAACGGCTGGGCTTCTTCGGCCAACCCCTGATTGGCATCCAGCACCGCCTCGACGCTGCCATTCAGGTGGCCGTAGTAGTTATGGCAAAGGGTGTCCAACAGATCCCCGTCAGACGTTCTGCATGTCATCGCCATAGCGTACAAACTCCAGGGTGAACTCTTGTTTACGCGGAATCCCGCCTTGCATCAGCGCGCTTTGATCTTCGTCGACGCTCTTCAGGCACCAGGTGCCCAGCACGTCGCCATAGCCGGTGGTCAGCGTCAGCGGCCGAAGCCGGGCGCCGATCGAGCGCAACGTGTCGAGCTGCTTCAGCCCGCCCTTGAAGCCCGGGAAAATCTGGCCCTTGAGGGTGATTTTCTCGTCGCCCATGCCGACGCCCTGCTGCGCCGGCCGGCGCGACAAACGCTCCTGCGAAGCCCAGCGGAATTCGGTCGAGCGGCGCAACGAGTCAAAGGCCGCCGTGTCGAGGTTGAAGTAATACGGCTGCGCCTTGGGATCGAGCGGCTGAAGGATCAACAGGTGCGGGAACGGCTTCACCGCCTCCGGCGCTGGCGTGCCATCGGTGACAAATGCCCACGACGGCAACACATTGGTCAACGCCGGACTGACCTTGCCGGCGATCTTGCTGATGGCCGCCGCCGCCCGGGCCGCCTGCGCCTTCAGCATCCCCACGCGCTCGTCAATTTGCGACACCGCCCGCGCGGCCTTGTTGTAGGTGGCCACCACCTGCCCGACCTTGGCCTGAGCCGCCTGCACCCCACGCATCACGCGCTGAAGCTTGGCCCCGACCGCTGGCCCGACAAAGGGCAAATCCTCCAGCTCGGACGCCGCCCCGGTGATTTCGCCGATCGCGCCATTCACGGGCCCCAGCATGCCGTCCAGGCTACGCCGGCCGGTTTCCCCGGCCGAGGCGAGGTATTTCAGCCCCGACTGTAACTGCTGCAATGCAGTCTTTTCCTGATCAGACATATGCCCTCCTGATTAAACATGCGGTTCGTCGTACAGCTTGCTACTGCCCACCTGCTTGGCCATGTCGCGATAGTGCTGATCGAGCAACGGTTTGAGCTGGTTATAGAGCGTCGCCGCGTCCTTCACGTCGCCGTTCACCACCAGCGAAAACGGCGCCTGAATGTCCACTTTCGATTCGATGGTGGTCGGTGCCGGCTTGGCCGCCATCGCCAACGGCCCCGACGGCAGGCCCGCGTCCGCACTGGCCGGGGGTAACATCATGGCCCGGGCGGCGTCACCCGGTTGCGGTGCCGGGGCTTCCAGTCCGGAGCGAATGACCTTGGGCCGACGCAGCTCCGAACCCGGAAAGCGCACCTTGTTGGCAAAGTGCGGCAGCAACATGGCGTCTTTGGAGTCGAGGTCGCGCGGGTCATACGACACCGGCGGCGCCGGTGGCGGCTCAAACGCTTTCGGCGCCGTGTCGAACGATTTGGCGATGTCGCCCATCACCGGCGGCACGTTCTTGCCGGCATTG